CCCCCGCCTCCTGCTCCTTCAGCATCCCGATGATCTGTTCCTCTGTGAACCGTGAGGCTCGCATCGTCCGTCTCCATGATCGACGGACCCTACCTAAATCTGGAGGAGGATCAGGGTCTCAGGTCAGGTGACACGGCTAGCGTCCGCCTTCGGACTCAGGCCAGATGCCGGTGGCGACGAGCGCCCGAACCCTCTCTAGGCCACGCCGCGCCATTTGCTTTGTGAACGTGCCGGTGCCCATTTCGGTGTGCGCCTGTGCCAGTTCCGAAAGGCTCGGGTCCCTGCCGTACTTGGCAGCGCACAGCCGGAGTGCTCCCCACCAGCCTGCATAATCTGTCTCACGTCCGCGAAGCTGGATCATGGCCTGTGTCAGGCTGGGGCGGGCGAGCGCTTCCTTCAGCTCGCGTTCACGGGCCGGAACTTCCGACAGGATGACACGAGCCCGATCCGGGTCGATTGTGGGCACGGGTCTCGCATCGCGGATGGCTTTGCGTTCGGCGCGCTTTCTGTCGCGGTCCTTCAGGCGTCGGGTCTCGGCGGCTTCGCGTGCACGTCGCTCATTGCGAGCTTTCTCCACCGCTCGCCACGACGCGGCTTCCTTGGCCTTGAATCGAGCATGCTTCTCGCGCCAGTCGACGAATCTAGCCGCGATCAGGTCGCTTTCGGCTAGATCAAGGTCCGCGAGCGCGGCCTCTATCTCTGCGCACGAAGATTCACTTTCCAGCTCGACGCTCATTCGTCGTCGAGCCCCGCAACGAACGCGGAGAGCGCATCTAGCTCGGCTTGAACGGCCGCAAGCTCGGCGGCCCTGTCCACCTTGGGCGGGGCAACAGATGCACGCCCGTTCATGTGGTGTAGTTCGTATTCCAGCTCATCAAGGCTGGAAAAATCGATGACTTCGGCAGAAAAATTTTCGTCTTTTTCTGTGCAATCGACTGCACAGTTGCTATACTTATCCATGTGATCGCTCCACGACATTGGGGTGTTCATACGACGAGTCAAAATCAACGCTTCAGCCCGCCCGGTCCTCTCCTTCCGGGCGGGTTTCTTTTGTCCCCTAGCGTGTGCTGAATGTGCGTCCACTAATTATAGCGGGCAGGGGGCCGGACTCGTGCCGTCAGCCCAAAATATTTCCGGGGCGCATCTGCACCATTAGCTCGTCGACCACGAAGTGCCGTATCTGGCCTTCGATCTGCTCGGCGATCCTCGCGCCCATGGCCTCATCGGCAGCGGGGCCGCGCGAGCCGCCCTCGACGGATACGCTGATCGTCGGCGCGAAGCTGATGGACTGTACGGCGGCGCCCCTTCCGCCGGCCCTCGGCGAGCGGACGATGCCGCCGGAAGCGAAAGCCGGGAGCGAGACGCCGCCGTTGATCGCGTCGAGCAAGGCCCTGTGCCGGGCCGTCGCCGCCGCGTTCACGACGAACTCGCCATTCGAGAGCATCGCCGGGATGCTGTCCGACGTGCCCGTGCCGGGGCCGCGCACATGCCCGCCATCGGCGAACTTTGGCACGGCACCGCCACCAGAGAAGCCTAGGGCACTCGTCAGCCCGCCGGAGAGGGCGTTCAAGAGCGGCGACAGGGCGAGGTCTAGGCCAAGGTCCATCAGCCTGTCGCCGAGGCGCCCAAGGCCATTCGCGAGCGCATCCGTGAGCCCAACGCCTTGCCGGAGGTCGGCAACAAACGAGCGCACGCCCTCGGCGCCGATGTCAGCAAATGCCGCCTTCATGTTCTCGGCGTTCTGCAAGCGGGTGCTGGCGGCTTCCGCCGTTGCCGCTGCATCGCCATAGGCCGTTGCCAGCTCGGCAATGGCTTGCCGCTGCGCATCCGTCAGGGTGATCCCGGCGCGCTGCGCCTCGGCGATCAGCTCTTGTTCCATGCGGAAGCGCTCGGCTTCCCGCGTCGTCATGCCGAGGGCGGCGGTTTCGGTATTGAGGCCGGCGATACGCTGCTGTGCGCTGGCGATGATGTTGTCATAAGCCTTCGCAAGATCGTTCGCCGCCTTCTGCGCAGGCGTGGTGATCTTCGACAGGTCGCCCAAGCCGCCGGGCTTGCTGACGGTGATGGACGTGGCGGGGCGGCTGTCGAGCTGGCGCTGAAGCTCATCACGCTCGGCGAGCCGGGAGGCTATGCCGGCTTCGCCACCGATAGCCAGGTACGCGAGGCTCGACTTGCGGGCATTCTCGACGGCGGCGTTGATCAGCTCGATACGCCGCTGGAGGGTGCCGGCGCTCTGGTTTTCCGTGGCGCGGAGCAAATCCACGAAGTCGCGCATGAGGCTGACGACTGCGACGAGCGCGCCCTTCAGGTTCGTCCCGATGGTCGCGCTGCTGCGGGCGAAGGCCCGGTCGATCTCTACCGCCTTGGCGATCAGTTCCGCGCTCAACACGTTGCTCGTGTCCCGGGCCTCCTGCCGCATGCGGGCGATGTAGCCGTTGCCCTGTGAGAGGATGCGGACGAACTGTTCGCCACCGGTCCCGCCGAATATCTCGTCGGTGATGCGGATTTGCGCTGCCGTGTCGAGCCGGCCTAACCGTTCGATGATCTCCTCAAAGAGCGCCGCCGGGTCCGCGAGCTTGGCCTTCAACTCTTCGGCGGAATAGCCGAGGCGCTGGAAAGCCTCAGCGCCGCCGCCTGCGCCCGTGGTAATGAATTCATCGGCCTGAAGCTGCATTTCTCGAATGCCGTCCGTGAGGGCATCGATGTTCACGCGCGAGTCCCGCGCTGCGTATCCCAGCTCTTGGAAGGCTTCCACGCCAATGCCGGCGCGCTGTGCTTCCGCCGTCATCTCGGCTAGGGCGCTGGTGGAATCGCGCGCCAGCGCAATAGCGCCAGCGACGCCAAGGCCACCGATACCGGCGGCGCCGGCTGCCGCACCGAAAGCGGTGCTCATGCCGCGCCCGATGCCGGCGAAGGTGTTCTGTAGGCGCGCGGCGCTGTTGCTGGCCTGTCGCTCTATCTGGCGAAAGTTCGTGCCGGCGGTGCGGCTGGCACGCTGGAAATTGCGCTCGAAATCGCGGATGCGCGCTTCAAGCAATACGACTAGCTGGGGATCATCGAAGGCCATCAGAACTCAACTCAACACAACGCTAGAGGGGTCGAAATCGTCGGATTCGAAGATGCTCTTCGGCTTCTCGCCTTGGCTGGCGCGACCTACCGCCATGGCGGCGGCAACGGCACCGTCGATGCGGTCGCGGCTCTTGCCCTTGTGGAACAGGCGATTGCCCGCGCTGTCGGTGTGAACGGCGACGTTATCGAAACACCAGCGCAGCACCGGGTGCCCGCCGTGGGTGAACTGGCGGCCGACAATGGCGCGCTCCAGCTCTTTGATAGCCGGCGCCATCGTTACCCATCCCTGCCGCATGGCGACGGCGGGTAAGCCGTCCTCGGCGAGGCTCGCCATCATGACTTGCGCCATGTGCGGGTCGAAGGCGATCTCCTGCACGTCGAGCGTGTCGCACAGCTCGCGAAGCTTGGCTTCCACGGTGCGATAGTCGACGACGTTGCCGGGTGTCGGCGTGATGAAGCCTTTCTCTGCCCATGTCGGATAGGGCGCCTGATCGCGATCCGCCTTCCGCCGAAGGTTCTGCTCAGGACAGAAGAACCACGGGTGCACGATGTAGCCACCGTCGTCGGCGCGCCACGCGGCGACGATGCACGTCAGGTCATGATTGCTCGAAAGGTCGACGGCGAGCCAGCACGGGCGATCCTTCAGCGCGTCTATGTCGACGGGCGCGGCGCCCTCGTCATAGATCGCCATATCGACGAACGGGTCGGCGCTGTGATCCAGCCAAACGTTGAGGTGAAGCTGCCGAAACGCCTCACGGTCGCCGATCCGTCGTTCCGCTTCCCGTGCCATCTGGCGAAGCCCATCTAGATCGGGATATCCATGCGCGAGGCCGGGGTTCACTCGGTGCCAAAGGTCTTCGTCGCGCCAATCGGCATCGCGATCCGCCTCGAACAGGATCGGCAGGGTTGCCGGGTCATCGATCTCGCCGAGCGCCACCTTGCGGGCATAGTCGACGATGTCGAAGGCGACGTTCTCCTGTCCGCGCCCGGCGGTGGTGGCGACGATGAGAAGGGAACCCTTGGTCTTCGTCAGGCCGGTGCGCAGGACATCCCAAAGCTCACGCTTTTTCCAAGCGTGCAGCTCATCCGCCAGGACAAAGGACGGTGTGCGACCGTGCTGCGTGCCGGCATCTGCGCTGATCGCCTCGTAAAACGTGCCATGCTTCACGTTGGTGATGCGGTGACGCTGCCCATCCTGCACGCGGCATACCGCCTGAAGGCGCTTGTCCATGCGGATGATGGAGGCTGCCTCGGCGAAGCCTATGCGCGCCTGCTTCCGATCCGCCGCCGCACTCAGCACCTCGCCATAGGGCACGCGCTCGGGTCCAAGAGTGTGAAGAAGAGCGAGGGCCGCCGATAGGGAAGTCTTGCGGTTGCCGCGCGGAAGGAGATTCACGACTGTGCGGACAATTCGTGTCCCGTCAGGGTGACGCGGACCTTCGATCCGGCGGACCATACGCTCTTGCCAGAAGTCGAGCTGAAAAGCGTGCCCGCGCGCCGGGTTCTTAGGATGCTTCAGCGCACGCAGGAACCGCACCGCCCGCTCGCCATAACCGAACGGGTCTGGAATCTCGCTGCCGTCGAAGATCCAGCTCGGGAACGTTGAGGCCGTCATTCCAGCCCCAAATCGTCGGCGCCCTCGTCGGCTTCCTCGCGCACGGCGGCACGCGAGCGCGCAACGGGCGTGGCGCCGATCTCGGTGGCGATCTGGCGCGCCGTCATCATCGCCTTGTCCTGCGCCCGGTAGAGCGCAAGGTCGACAGCACCGGCGCTGGCCTGAATCTGGCGCTCGATTTCCCGCACGCGGCCGATGGCGACGCAGTAGTTTTCGACCATGCCGAAGTCGGCATCGGTGAGGATACGGCGCTCGACGAGCCCGGGCATGATGCGGCGCCATTCCGCCTTCGCGTCAGACGAAAGCCAGCGCGGCGGCGAGGGCACGCGGATCACGTCGCCGGAAACGATGTCGCTCGGCTTCCTGCCCCTCACGGCCCGGTCCTCCGCAAGCGGATTTCCAACCCCTCGCGTCGCCCGATCTCGGCAAGGCCGATGATGTCGAAAGCCTGTCCGCTGTGGCTCACGCGATCTGCCAACGTGATGCCGGGCACATACCGCGCCCGGAAGGTGAGAGCGGTGACGGTGACGGCGCCACGGTCCTCCACCTGTTCCTCGGTGGCACCGCCTTCGATAAGCTCGGCACGGGCACGGGCGATCTCTGCCCAGGTCGTATCGGTTTCGCCGCCGGCAGTTATGGTGACGGAGGCACGCTCAAAGACGAGCAAATGGGCGAGGCGTTCGGGCTTCATGCCGCCTGCCTCATCATCGTGGCGCTGACGCCGACAACCGCGTGCGAAAACTCGCCATCGGGATCACGCAGAAAACGCGCGGTAATCGAGGCGCCGTGCACCATGTAGGAGGGGCCGGCGGACCATGGCGTATGGCGCAGCGCCTCGCGAACGAGGTGTGCAATCGCCTTAGATTGCCGGAAGTCCGGCTCTTTCGTCCAAACATGAACGTCGAGATAGGCTTGATCCGCGAATGACCGATAGTCATCGGCATATAGCGTGTTGCCCGTGCCGATGATCACCATGGCGTCGCCTTCAGGCCGCGCATGACGGCTCAGAATGAAGTCTGCCGGGACCAGGGCGAGCAATTCAGGGCTCGCCAGAAGGCGCTCACGAATGGCGACCTGAAGGGCGTAGGAAGGTTCCATCAGCGCGCCCTCTTCACAGCAGTCGAGATGGCGCGTTTGATCGTGCGGAGGGCGCCATTGCGCTCCAGTCGAAAACCGGGCCAGAAAAAGGATTGCGCCGGGCTCTTGGCGGTGCCGTATTCGACAAGATGCACATGGCGTGCGGCGTCATTGCCGGCGGTGATCATCACGGCGTTCTCGGGCACGACCGTCGTGCCGCCGGGCTGAGAATGAGCGGGTGTCGGCTTCCCCGGTCCCGTGACGGTGATAGAATCCCGCAATGCGCCCGTGTCGACGGGCGCTAGTTGACGCTGCCGGTTCGCGACACGCTCGGCGGTGCGCATGAGGGCAGGCTCTACCGCCTGCTTCACCTCGCGCGGGATCGCAGCGAAGCGCTTCTGAAGCTTGGTGAGCTGATCCGTCATCCGAAGTACCACTCCCGGTGCGGCAAAATCAGCTCATCGGCGCGTTCTTTGGCGCTATTGTTGCCGTCGAAGTAGTATTCCGTCATGAAAAGGATCGCTTTCTTAAGCGTATCCGGCACGTCATCGGCAACCTCGCCGATGGTTCCGACGAAGCTTTCGACATAACCTTCGGCAACGCCGATGTTCTCGGAAATCAAGGCGTCGTCGACGTTTCCCTCGATTCTCAGATGACGCTTGGCCTCTTCAAGGCTGACGATAGGCATCAGTTAAAACAACCTGTTACTGTGAAAACTCTGTTTTCGGTGTGTGTTGCGCGGTCCTCCCCCCGCCGGTCCCCAGCATATCGCGTTGAAGTTCTTCACCACCCCGGGGGAGTCGGGTAGAAGTTGATTGCGGAGGACTCGATGCAAGCCACACGATATCTTGAATCGGCGATTGCGATCGGCATGCAAAACCATGCTGAAGTACACGAGCGCTGGATTGGCGTTATGCACGCCTTTTGCAGTCGATTTGGTGTTGGGCACATGACGATGTCGTCCGACACGAGGTTGGACATGCTTCTTCGCTCGCTTGAAGAAGAAGCCTTGCAGGCAATACGATCTAATGCTGTCGGAATCGGCTTTGGTGCCGACATTCACATGTCGCTCTCCGAACAGTGGGTTCTTAGGACTTATGAGTCCGTTCGCGCAGCCTGCGACATCGCGCGAAAGCGCGATGAGCCGAGAGACAAGTTGGTGCAGCTTCGTGAACTGCTTGAGCTGGTGAGGATGCCCATCGCTAAGCGCGAGATTGCAAATCCGAAGAAGCTTCCAATTGATGGTTTGATGTTGGTTCGTGAAGGTGACGGGCCGGAGAAGGCGGAACCATATGTGAACGACGGGTCCTATATCCCGCCGCGCCGGATATGCTTGGAAACAGGTTCCGTTATCTGGTTTCCAATCGATATCCGGACGCGGCAGGTCGTTGGTGTCCGACGCAGAGACTTGTCCGACGCGATGCTTTCGGTGCTTGACTGAGACGGTCGCCGTCATCATGGGCGCCCCTGAGACTGGCGTGGCCGATTGCGCCGCGTGAGCAACGCTGCCTCCAGCGAGCCATGCCGTTTGATGAGGTGGTACAGGCCGCTGGTGGTGATGCCGATGAACGCAGCCCATTCCGGCATGGTCTTGCCGATGCCATGCACCACGTGCACCCGCGCTTGCGCACCGCCGTAGCGGGTCGGGGCGGCATCGTTAGTGATCGGGGCCGGAGGCGGTGCGGATCGGGGATGCGGGGAAGAGCCGGCGAGGCGAACGCTATTGTCGATGTCGATGCGCAGCACGACGCCGAGTGCCCGCTGGCGCTCTGCCTCGCGCTTCTGTGCCGCATATTCGAAGGCGCGCTGCATCAGGCGCTCGCGCTCGGCTGCACGCTCCTGCCGTTCGATCTTCTGCGCATGAGGGGAGAGAGCGATCATAGGGGTTTGCTCCGAGCGCCCCTTGACGTTTGCTCGCTTTGGTTGAGACTAGTTCCGCTTGAACGGTCGTAGCTCAACTGGATAGAGCTCCGGATTTGTAATCTGGGGGTTGTGGGTTCGAATCCCACCGATCGACACGAGGGGCGCCCGCCGTGGCGCCCCTCACCACCGCGCTCCCGCGATTGCTTCCACTGGACATGACAGGTCGTGCAGAGCGCCTGCCAATTGGAGCGCGACCAGAACAAGCTCATGTCGCCACGGTGCGGCACCTTGTGGTCGACGACTTTGGCCTCGGCGCCGCACCGGACGCAGATTGGATTGGTCTTCAGGAAGGCGGCGCGTTCCTTCTCCCATTTGCCGTCATAGCCGCGCTCGCGGGCTGACGGACGATTGGCCTCGGCCCGGCGGTTGCGCTCGGCATCCCTGCGTATCTGGCAAGGGCAGCGCTGGCCGCTGCCGACGACATGACCGCAGGCACAGATTCGGGGTGCGCGGATCGGCATCATGCATCCATCAGGGCGCGCAACTTGGCGCTGGCGTCGGGATCGCGGGTGCAGTCGGGGCCGGCGGGCTTCTCATCATCCTCGTCGCCGCCGAAGATGGCCTTCAGCAGCTCGACGCGGCCCTTGTAGGCAACGATGATTTGGGCAGGCGTGGCGCTCAAAGCCGCGTCGGCAGTCCAGCCGATGGCGCCGCACGCCACCTCGAAAAGGTGCTGATAGGCGTCGGTGAAGGACATAGGCGTGCCGGTGTTGCCGGACTCGCCATCGTTGCCGCCGAGGTCCGTAAGCGCGGTGATGACCGCGACGCACGCCTCTATTGCCGGAAAGAGCCACCTATTCAGGGGCGGCACCAGCGCGGCGCGCACTTCAGACAGGGGCCGCGCCGAAGTCTCGGCGATGACATCGGCGATTACGCCGAGGTTGCCTTCCGCTATGCCTTTCATGACGTGGGAGAAGCTGTCGTATCGATAGGCAAGCCGGATCGCGGCCCCCAATGAGGGCCGGAGGGCGAAGGTTCGCCCGTCCAGCTCCAGAAGGATATCGGGGGCCGCGATCCGCATGGGTCAGGCCACCGGACGGTTCGCGGGATCGGCCTTGATGGCGACGGCGCCGAGGGCGATGGACGTGCCGCCGGCCTTGGTCAGCGACAGGCGCGCGTACCGCTTGAAGCCGACATAGCCGAGCTTGTAGGTGCTCGCCGCCGCCAGCGTCGCCGGCACGGTGCCCTGCACAGCAGAAGCCGCCGCGTCGGTGAAGGCGGCGCCGTCATCCGACTCCTGCACCTTCACGCCGAAGTCGCCAGAGCCGGCAACGGCGCCCGTGTTGATGACGAAGGCAACCCGGTCGAAGCCGAGAAGATCGACTGCGGTGCCATCGGCGGCGGCACCCTGCACGGCGGGGGCGATGGCCTGCGCCACCCCGATATTCGAAACAAGATCACGCATATGAAGAAGGTCCTTTCGAAGGGATAGGCGACCTTACGAGGTCGCCATTTTGAGCTTGCGGAGGGCGGCGGGCTGGATCACGCGGGCGCCATGGCGACGCCAAGCGTGAATGCGCGTCTGCGAGGTCGTGGCGATGATGTAGGGGTTCACCAGCACCTGAAGGTCCGCGACCCGGTCAACGATGCGGTAGCCGGCGGCGAAGTCGCCGAACATGATCGGGAAGGCGTTCGCTGCCACGTCCGGCATGTCGACGGCCTCCACCACGGGACGGCCCAGGATCATCTCCGGCTGGCCCGCCTGATAGGAGGGCTGCCAGAGATAGTTGCCCTGGCCGTCCTTCAGCGTGCGCAGCTTCGCCAGCGTGCCGCCGTTCATCAGCCAAGAGCCGCGCGCGCGGTAGGCCGCCGGCAGCGCGTACATCAGCGTGATGAGCTGATCAGCGGAGAGATTGGTCGCGTGGCCGTTCAGCGTCTCCGCGATGCCGGTAGCGGTGAGCAGGCCTTCCGGCTCGAGCACGCCATCGCCATGAACGAACTTCTCACCTTCCAGTTTTCCGAAGTCCTCGGCGAGGGCAAGGCGCACCTCGCTTTCGATAGTGCCGGCGTCGGCGAGAAGCTGATTGCTCACGTCGACGTAGGTGCTGGCCTCGCGGATGCGAACTGAAACCTGCCCAAATGTCGGTTCGGACTCGGTCTGCTCTTCGTTCTCGCCGACATAGCGGGCATTGGTGATGCCGGTGCGCTTGGGGTAGGTCACGGCCGGAGCCGAGGTGGTGCGCACACTCGCGATGGTGCGGATCGGAGACCATTCCACAAGGTCACGGATGAACTCGGACGACATCTCCGGGGGCGCAAAATAGCCGCCGTGCGTGTCAGAGGTGACGCTGAGGGCCTTCAGTTCGATCTCAGGCGTGCGGTCACCGTGACGCAGATAGGAGGCAAACGCCTTGCGCTCGATGGACGGCTCGTCGCGGTCCTTGTCACCGGCGAGGTTCGGGCGGGAAAGGCGCCGCTCCATCTGATCAAGGCGCGCCGTCAGCTTGGTGAAGTTGTCGTTGAGCGCCTTCAGCTCCACGTTGTCGCCGGCTTCCGGTTCGGTCTGCACTTCGGGTTCCATAGAGCTTTCCTGCTGGGGTTCGGATTTCACTTCGAGGATGCGGGCGCCCGGATGCACCGGGCGGCGGCAAATGCTGATCTCAGAGACGCTGATGTCGCTGAACTTGCGCCCGCCAGAGGGCAGGCGCTCAAAGCCGTCATGGCGGAAGCTGATGGACAGGCCGCCGACGATGCCCTTGCGGATGCGCTCACGGGCGGCACGGGCCGGCTCGACGCCTTCGACGAACAAGCGGCCTTTCACGACAAGGCCGGCGTCGGTTTCCTCGGCGCTTTCCCAAACGCCGATAACCTGACTCTGGTCGTGCTCGCTCAGGATCGGGAGCGTCGAGGGGAACCGGAAGGCACCGGGCTCGATTACGTCGCCGACGCGATCAGCTTCACCGAAGGGCCAAGCAAGGCCGGTGATCGTGCCGGCCTCGTCGACAGACAGGTCCGCTTTCGTTTCGAGGCGGTTCACGCGGCTTCCTCCGCGTCGAGGTCAAGGTGAACCGGGCCGGTGCGGCGGCGATCAATGCCGGCGACATCGCGAAGCACGGCGGTCGCGGCGGCGATATCATCACGAACGCTGTTCGCCACCTCGGTAATGTCTTCCAGCGGCGAAGCCGGCTCGTTCGCGTGCTCGACGCCTTCGAACGCGGCGTCGAGGATTTCCAGCACCAGCGTGAGCACCGGCAAGATCGGCGACGGGTCGATATAGATCGCGACGAGCGCAGCGGCTTCCTGAGGGGCGGTACCGCCGCCGATCAGCGCGCACCGCACGATCTCGGTGAGACTACGATGGTGCGCCGTGCGATGAAGGACGGCGCTATACAGGGCCAGGATGCCCATGCCGGTGGTGCGCTCCAGCTCGTCGAGCATCGGCTTGGTGAGCTGAAGGCGGCGCACCTGATCGGCGAGGAAGCGTTCGATTCCGGTCTCAAGCATCGGGGTTTTCCTGCGAGGGGGCCGGCGGCGCGCCGGAGGTGAGGGTGTTCGGGTTCACGAACTCGTCGCCGCCGGCATAGGGGGCGCGGTTTTCCATGGCGCGGACTTCGTTCGGATTGAGCACGCGCGCCGCGATCAGCTTCGAATAGCCCTCGACGCGAGAGGCGAAGTCGCCGCGCAACAGGTCGTCGACGATGAACTCGATAAGGTGCGTAGCGCGCTCGTCAGGCGTCAGCAGCGCCCGGCAGTAAGCGGCCTGCCAAGCCTGAATCCACGGCAGGAGCGTGAATTGAAGGAACTGCCGCCCCATCTGTTCGGAATTCGACCAAGTGGCGCGGCTGTAATCCTGAAGCAGGATCGGCGGCACGCCGAACGCGCGGGCGATCTCCGAAATCTGAAAGGCGCGCATCTCGGCGAACTGTGTGTCGACCGAATTGAGGGTGAGCTGCTGATACTCGACGTCGTTCGGAAGAATGGCTGTGTTGCCAGACTTGTCGCCGCTATGCGCGACCTTCCATGCCGCCACGATGTTCGCGAGGGTCTTGTCGTCAACCTTCCGGTTTTCAGACTGCTTCACGGAAAGCAGGCCAGAAGGCCGGGCGCCGTTGCCGAAGAGCCGGGCCGCGTGGCGCTCCAGCACGAGCGCAAGGCCGATGGCTTCGCGACATGCCTTGATCGGCGCCAGCTCGAAAGGCGCGGCGACATGCAGAATGTCCCGGAAGCTGTAGCGGGTCTGCGTCGAGCCCACGAGATAGAAAGGCTCGCCGTAGTCATCGGCCTTCACCTGCACATTACCGGGCGGCAGATAGATCAGCTCAAGCGGGCGTCCTGCGCTGTCACGCTGCACGAGGGCAAAGCCAGCACCGTGTAGCAGCGCGTCGGCCGTGATCCGCTCGCGAAACTCGGTGGCAGACTGCCATTCCGTGGCGTCGTCATGCACGAGGCCATACGCGGGGTGCGCCGGGTCCGCTTCCTTCCCGCCAGTGTCGAGGCGGCGGTACACCTTCACGGGGAGGCTGCCGAGAGAGGATGCGATAAGAGTAACCGCCCTATAAACGGGCGTGCACTGCATTGCCGTCGTCGGATTCACGCTGATGCCCGACTGTGCCGGGCCTGCGTTCAAGAGGTCGACAAGCCATGTCTCGGTATTGGTGACGCCAGAGACAGGAGACGACTTCACTTCAATGTCGCTTAGAAGCCAATTGGCGAGGCGTGACTTGAACGAAATCGAACTCATTACGCAGGCATGCAGAACGTTGACATGCCAATATTATGCTCCCCCGCGATTCGCAGGTAAATAGAGAATTAACGAAAATGAACGAAGCAAATCTTCCGATTCAGATGAAAAGCTGAATCAGGGCAACAGGTTGAATCGCAGAAAAAAGTTTAGAGCTTGATCGTCTTTGCGTCGAAACCGTCGAAAACAAGCCTTTCCACGGCTTCTTTCAGCGCTTCAACCGACACGCTATGCACATAGACCGATCCAGCGGACCCGTCCCTATGGCCGCAAAGCTGGTCCATTAGGCCGCGCTCTACACCAGCACTCGACAATCCAGTCTTGAAGGTGTGCCGGAAGCTGTAGAAGTCCTTCCTCGGGTCGGCGATACCAGCGTTCTTCCGATAGGTCACATTGAAGCGCCGAGGGATGAACCGGGGGAAGAACTGATTTAGCACGGTGCTGCCCTTCGCTTCCGCTTCTTGCTTTGCCCGCATCCCGTCAGCGTGCCAGCCGGGAAACAGATGCGTGGCGTTGGTGCTGCGCAGTCGTGCGACGTACTTTTCGAAGCCCAAGCCGATCAGCGTGCTATGCACTGGCACCATGCGCCGGCTGCCCTCGGTCTTGGTCTCTTCCTCCACCACGAGACAGAGCACGCCGCGCTCGCGCCTGACAGAGTCCAGGCGCATTTGGGCGCTCTCGGATGGACGCAAGCCGGCAAACAGGCCGATCAGCATTGCCCATCGGGTTTCCTCTGGTGCCTTGCCGAAGAGGGAAGGCGCGAAGAGTTTGGTGAGGTCGCCGGCAGCGAACGGGACACGCGGTGGTGCCTTCACCTTCCCGCCGGTAATTTCAGCCTTCACGCCGGATGCCGGATTGTCCGGAATGATATCCTGCCGCACGGCCCAGTTGAGCAGGCCATTCAGGCGCATGAGCGTCTTGTCGTTGACGGTCTTGGGATCGAGGCCGGGATACGGCTCCGCGCGCTTTCTATTGGCCTCTATCGCTTCCGGCAGGGTCATGCCGGGAAAGCGCTTGGTGGCGCTCGACGGCGCCTCTAGCAGGCGGTCTTTGAAGCGCTGCACGGTGCGCCGGGTGATCTCATGGATAGCCGGAAGCGGGTCGATCAACTCTTCGAACTGACGCACCATCACCTCGTATTCTCGCGCGGTCGAAGGTGTCGGCTTGCGCTCCTGTAAGAGGCGGGGCAGCAGCTCGCCAAGAGTTTTGGTTGAATCCTCGCACAGGATACGTGCCGACTGCTTATCCGGCTCCGGCTTGGGCGGGATGAGATCACTGGGGACCGGTGGGTCCGGTTCGCCTTCATCCCGGTGCATTTCGGTATCGAGGGCCACCAGCTCAGCACGGGCGAGCATGCGCAGCGTTGCCGCCTCATCAGCGAGCGGGCCATGCCGCTTGGCGAAGTCGAGTGCGAGGCGGATCGGCTCGGGGAGGGGATCAGGGCGGCGCCCGGCGGCAATGTCGCGAAGCTGGCGCACATAGTCTGGATCGGGCGATCCGACGCCGATGAGGTCCGAACTGAGGGCGCGCGTCTCGGCGTCGAAGGCAAGGCGAGCTTCTAGGTGCTGGTGCGCGATCTCGACGGGGGCGAGCTGGCGCTTTGGCGAGAGGGGCGGGCGGGGGGCCGTGCGCGGTGCGGCGAGGCTCGCCCGTGCGTCTGCAATCTGTCGGCTCATGGCGGCGAGCGCGGCGCCTAGCTGATCGAGTGCGGCGCCGCGATCCGCGCCGAGCGCTATGACGATTTCCCGCTTGCCAAGGATCGATTGCAGCTCTTTCGGCACGGCGCGCCGGGCGTAGTGGCGTCCGTCCTTGAACTGCAAATTCCGCGTCACCTTCGGCATCGCCGCAACCTCAATTCCGGGAGAAATTCCGGGAGAAGCTACGGGATGGATCAAGCAATTGCAACGGTTTTGAGCGATACGAACGCTTTGCGGACGCTTGGGTTTTCTTCCCGTCGTCCGCACCAGCCTTGCTCAACGCGGCGACCGACACGTCCGGCTTCTGACACCGGCACAGACGGAGGTCGCTTCGTCGACCTCGCGGCCAGCGCTAGCATGCCTCAAGGCGGCAATGATGGCGGCGGCCTGGCGGTACAGTTCGGCCTTTCCGACGGGTTTGCCCAGGATGACCAGGCGCCAATAGAGGGCGGCCGGGATCAGATCGAGCGCGAGCTCGCGGTCGAGGTCGGCGCGCAGCTCACCGCGCGCCACCGCGCGGTCCAGTATTGCCGCGCCGCGGCGGCGGCGGGCGGTGGACAGTCGTTCGAGCACCGGCGCCAGATCGCCGGACCGCATGCGTTCGGCGAACAGGTC